GGGTTGAATCGTAGAAGTCACCACTTGACACAAGTTGTGGGTTGGTGTTGAATACCTTACGAATGAATCTTTGATCGGTATCGTCAAAGTTGAAGACAAACTTCTCATTTGCTCCGCTTGATGCCTTGGAGCCAGAGATGAATGCTGTGAAGTTGCCGGCGCTGTCACTCTCGACAACAATACCAACACCCTGTGCGGCACGATCGATAATTGGATCGCCTGCTGCGTCGGTGTAATTTGCGGTTGAAGGAAGGTTACCGGAAAGCTGAATGGAAGATGACTGGTCAAGATACCAGACAGCACTTAGGGTTCCGCTACCTATGTCGGAGGTTCCGCCAGTGAAATCTGTTGTTGTCGTGTTTGAGACAGTTTTTACAACTGGTTGGTTTCCCTCGGTGCCAGCTAAAGCTTGCGTAAGGGTAGCAACTGCACCAGCTACAGAAACAGTAATCTTTCCATCATGTCCGGCTGCATTTTCAATACAGGCTTTTAAATTTGCTGCCAAATTCTCTATGGCAGTGCCTGAACCATCAACACTAAATTGTCCACTTGCTGGGGCTGACGTTGAAGTGACCTTTGTGTAAGCCTTTGAAGTGCCATCGCTGGAAACAATGGTAATAGTTCCGGCGTCGGCTGGGGTGCCAGTAAACTCAACAGTAGCAGTAGCCTGAACCAAAGTGGTGTTAGGGAATGCCCAAAGACCGTAAGCTCCACCATTAGTTCTTGAATCGCCAGGAGCGCCCGAGAATACTGCGCCTGCTGTTGTCTTCCAGCCAGCTTCGCCACCAGTTTCTTTGTTGTCGTTTTCGACTCCGAGAAGCCTTACGTAAGTAACAGGAGCAACTGAAGCGTTAAGGAATGCCTTGGCAGCGTAGGTGCCATACATTGGCGACTGGTAGTTACCGTCGCGATAAATATCGCCGCCCGCATTACCAGGGACGGTATCTCCATACATGGTCAGGAAGTCAGAAAATGACTCAATCTTGACAGGTTGCATTCCAAGTCCACGGACGGAGCGACCAATGACTACTGGTCCAATCGCGTCTGGGCGGCGGGGTCTGAACGAATTATCAATCTCGTTGATAAACACGCCAGGAGATACAAATTTAAAACTTTTTACGGGCATTAGGGGTTCCTCTCTTTATAAAATAGTGCCATACAGCACTTTTAATCTCATTGTAAATAGTAGGAGTGCGCCCAAACAGACTTCAGGATATGTCTAGTCTATAAAAAAGTCATCATTGCCGGATGGCACTACTGTTTCTCTTGGGAATGCAACCTCTACTGCATTTTCTTCTTTCCTTATTATAGGTCGGTCATCGTTGTTTCCTTCACCTATAAGGTAACCAATAACTTTTATGCTAATCTCGCTTGTAAACTGTCGCTCGTCTTCTCCAAGGCTTGCAATATTGTTGGAGTGGGCGAAGCCTTGGTCGATAAATGCTTCGTAAAGGTGACCGTTTCTGCGCATTACAAAAGAGTTTATTTGTCCTGTTCTTGTCATAAACGGCTGAGTGAGATCATTCATCTGTTGTTGGTACTCTGTCTTGACAACTATTTTATAATCAACGTTTATATAAATTGGGATTGGTATTGTGAGAGTTTCAATGACAATCTTTTTGTTTACTCTCGGGAAGTATTTTTGCCTATCGCCGGAACTGTTTGTACGTGTGTTACCAACAACTGCAAAGTTTCTTGTTTTGTCCTGTTTGATTCTCTTGGCAATAACCATTCTTCCTGTGCGTCCATCTCTTTTATTCGAGTAAAGGTGCGCCTGAAACCCACCTTTTCTGGCAGGGTCTTTAACGATTCCAGTTCTCTCTATTGAAACAACTGGGAGAGTTATCACGCCGCCACCATCATCGATAGGGTGCCTTAAATCATGATTCTTTTTGATCTGAAATGCTCTTTCGGGAGTCTGCCATAACACAGGGACTCTCTTATTTCCTTCGTTAGTTAAGGTTGAAAGTTCAAGATCTTCTTTTAGCCAAGACATCATAGCGTAATCGATGTCTTCTATGCTGGAGCCAAGCATACCTAATTCTTTCAGGGTAAACTCGCCTCTATCTTCTGGCAGTTGTGCGAAATCAAAGTTTTTAGGTAGCATCGAATAATCCCTTGCGTGCCCTTTTGCAAATAGCAGAGGTCTCAAATGTATTATTTACTTGACCAAACAGCTTTCGAGAAGAAGATAGTTTCATAATTTCGTAGTATCTCTCGCCGTAAAGAACGAAGTCGCCTTCACGAACGAATAGGTTCTGATCTTCTGTGAGTCTGCGCTTGTGAAAGTGAACAGTGATCTGCGAAGTGCTGTCTATTCCAACAGAGTCAAGGTATGAAGAACCTTCATCATCAAACATCACAAGAGCATAAACTCTTATCGGAGGAAGATAAGTTTTTTCTACTGCCTCGCCGTATAGTTCGTGGAAGTCTGTTGCGTCCATGTCAATTGGGTAGTATAGGATCTGTTGTCCAATAACTTTTTCAATAAGCTCATCATTAACCTGTTTAACAAGATCTCTTTCTTTCTTACCAAGAAAGAGCGGAGGGGGCGGCGATGCTGGTCTGGACCATTCGTTATCTGACATTCATTTATCCTACAAAGATTGGTAGCGGAGAGCGACGAAGAGTTTCTTCTGCTGCCGTGACCTTCTCTTGATCTTTCTTAGCTAGTTCTGTGTATTCAATCTCTTTCAACATATCAGTTAGCTTCTGACGAAGATCGTCTTTTTCTTTTTGAGCCTCGGATAGAAGTGAAGAATAGTTTAAGGTGACGGACTCGCCTGGGATTGGGACAGTCTGGAACTTGCCACGAATTTGCCCAAGCATTTCCTTGCAGAGTGCGAGAGCATAGTTGCGAATCCACTGTTTGCCCATTGAGTTGATGTTGATGTATGGAATGTTATCAAAAGGAAGAGTGTTTATGTTGTTGACGCCTCCAACTCCTGTGTTGGTATCCCCATCTTCACCCCAAGAGTTGTCTGCTATTCTAAATCGGAACCAAACACGGTTCATATAACTAGCAAAGCCATCCTCTCCGCGAGGTGTTGGATACAAGCGCAGCCTGTTGTCTATAATCTCAAATGAGTAATGAGAGGTTCTTGTATAGAGGGCGTCTTCATACATGATTGCTTGTAGTTTGTTTTGCCAAGTTGGGATTATTTCAAAGGTTGAATCATCGGAGTATTGACCATAGGTGGAATAGTTTCCAACCACTCCCATACCGCCGCCGTAGTAGCCGTAAAAGCGCCACATCGCAATTGGGGAGCGGTAATAAACTTTATCTATGATGATGCGTGAATCACCAATTTTTCCTGCATACGGAACTGCACCGCCTGAATCATCTAAACCTGTATCTGACGCTGCTGACACAATAGTTTGAAGATCATAGTCTTGTTGGTTCCTGACAGTCGTAAACGATGCAGAATAAATACGAGTTGTGCCGCCGACACCTGCCATTGTTGAAACGCCATCACCAATCTTGTTGGCATACGACAACATGACTTTTGGATACTGAAGACTTGCGCTAGATGGTCCGCTGATAGTCTCACCTTTATGATCAAAGGTGCCAGTTAGTTTGCCTAGTGCATCTGATAGAACATTCTTTCCTTGATGCATGTTGATGATGTATGAGTATTCTAGGACTGCTTCTTCGTAAGCAGCATAGACATTGGCATTTGTAAGCTCAATGTCAACAACATCTCCACCAAGCCTCTTGTACACAAAATTTACTTGCAGTGCTGCACCAGTCAAAAACTTTTCTGAACTGCTGTAAACACCGAATGGGACTGCTGTGGCTACGTCAGAGGCAGACCCGGTTGATGATAAGATTATCGCACTGGTTTCTGAAAGTGGTTGTAAGTTTGTGGGCATTCATGGAGCCTCCTGTTCGTAGTAAATAGTGAAAGCACAAACAAAAGCCCCCTCACCTTGTTAGATGAGGGGGCAACAAACATTAGTTTGATTTACTCGGACTTAGCAGCCTTTTTTCTAGTGGTTCTTGCGCGGGGTTTGGCAGGAGCCTTTTTCTTAACCACGGGCTTTTCTTCACTAACAACTTTTCCGTCCTTATCTTGAACAACAATGTCGGGTCCAGAAACAGAGTCAATCTCTTTTCCATCTTTGTCAACAATCTTTATTGTTCTCTCGTACTCTTTTGTTACCTTTCCGGTTTTTTTATCTACAACACGAATCATAATTCAATCCTCCTATGCAGTAACAATTGTGTAAGTGATGCCATCAGTGCGAGGCTCAGCATACCACTGAGTGCCATCGCAGTAAACATGCATCCATGCTCCAGCCTTGTTTTCAGATGATATAGAGTCTGCCGCAACGTCGTTGACAGTAACCAGGGTGTCAGCAGTAGCTGTCGCAACTGTAATTACTTGGGTAGCGTGAGACAAAGTGTAAAAATCAACGCCATCAAAATCGCTGTCGGGGGCTGGAAGTGTAAATGTAACCGTGCCACTTGCTCCTCTGTTAGTCAGCACTCTGCCAGAATCTGCTACACGGATGGTATGACTCGTAGTGTGTGCTTTTGTTTTTCTTTTCATTCCAACCAAAACTGATCCACCAAGCGCTAATTCTCTCTTTAGGTTTTCAACCAAGGTCTCCATTCTGCCGAGACCAATTCTTCTACTTCCCATAATATTTTCTCCTTTATGATTATATTATTGCAATAACTTGTCCTATCCAATGAATTATTACCAGCCACCTCGGTAATAAAACTTTCTAAGGGCAGTGGCCTCGCCCAGAGGAGAATATTTCAAGTTGTTGTAAATAGTATCTCTAAAAGCAAAAACCCCCTACCGAAGTAGGGGGCGTAGGTTGAGTAAGTTGTCTTACTTATCAGGAAGTAGCGCCAGACTCACCAAGGAGACCACGAACGACGACTAGACCGTACATATCGGGACGAACCATCTTCTTCGCGTAGCGGGTCATAACACCCTTGCGCGGCACGAAGTCTTCAGGTCCGAAGATTGTGGGAGTAGTCTGTAGTGGCACGTAAGGTGCGTAGACATAACCAGACTCAAGGAAGCTAGAACCACGGCGACCGATAAGAATCACGTTGCGAAGGAAGTAAGGGTCAACAATGACATCAAACTTCTTGCTAAGTGAACCGGTCTTGAGAGCGCCGATAGAACCCTTCTCGTCGTCGTGAGTGACGCTTGCACGGAAGCCAGCGGTGAACTCAAGGATGTTGGCAACTTCAGGTCCACAGACGACGAAGTTGGCACCACCACGGAGAGTCTTGCGGTGAATCTGTGCTGAGACATCGTTGATGGTTTCAACGAGGGTCTCGTACCACTCAGAGACAGTACCGGTGAAGTCAGGAGCAGCAGAAAGCGCGCCTAGCTCGTTACCGTTAACGTCTACGAAGAGACCGGGTGCGCGGGACCAGTAGCGGGTAGCTGCGGTAGCACCGTTTACAAGGTCAGCAAGGATCTCACGGTCAATCTCAAGAGCAATCTGCTCGGAGAGAAGACTGGTAAGTTCAACCTCGGCATCCAAGTTGTGGTATGCGTTGAGGTCCTGACCGAGTTCTGGGGTCCACTTAGCCTTGAGCTTCTTGGTCTGAGCGGTAACTGCGATTGAGTCAACCTTGATGTCGATCTCAGGGATGTCGGCGTTGCCTTCAAGTCCCCAAGGTGCCGCACCAATGACTGCACCAACTGCACCACCAGCATCAATCTGATCGCGAAGAGGATACTTAATTTTACCCGCATCGAGAATTGCACCCAAGACCGTTGGTGAATTACTCTCGGTAAGCTCCGCTGGCTCGTCGGTAACAATAACAAAACGAACTGCGGCAGCGGTGCCGGTCAAACCAGACTGGAAAGGAGCACCACGAGAGTCAGAAGAGACTCTGCTTGTGAGGCGACGAACCAATTGTAGGTTAGCAATAGCAGAAAGGGCGTTAATACCGGTTGATGCATTAAGGGCAGCAAGGAGGTCGTTACCGCTCTCGGTGCCGTTAACAATGTCTTCTAGAGTTATTGCTGAAAGGTTGTTGAAGTCAATCTCGCCAGTATCAACAGCAAGGTGATCTTCTGCTATGTCGAGAATAATCACACCCTTGTTGGTGAATGCAAGAAGATCGGGGTCAAAATCAATTAGCTTCTTTCTAGTATCAGAGACACTGCCATCAAGCTTGAACAGAGCAGAAACTGCCTGATCAGTGAGGTTGGCAACAGTTACGACACTTGAGCCAGTTGGGCTTGCGTAAGCATAACCACGAGCAGACGAGCGAGGACCAGAAAGGTCTCCACCAAAAGTATCAGTAACGCTGACACCATCAACAACACCCTTACCAACCTTATCAGTACCGTAAATGGACTTGTCGGCAACGTTGCCGAAGCGACTTGCCTGGGCATCTGTGGCTCCACCGAGATCACCAGAGAAGGTGAAGTCGAGGAAGAAGATGAGACCAGAGGGAAGGCTCATTGGCTGAACACTGACGAGATCGTTGGCGATAAGACCAGCGAAAACGCGACGAACAATTGGGAAAGCAACAGCAGCGAAACCTTCGACACTACCACCAGACATGGTGTTAGCCTCGCGGAGAAGCTCCTTAGCTTGGTTTTCGAGGAGACGAGACATGGCGTTCTGCTTACGCTCAGTTTCAAGACCCTCTAGAAGTCCGGTCTTCTTCCACTTGGAAAGAAGTGCGTGGGACTCCGCACGCATATCACGATTGACAACGCCTTCGGTCAATCTTTCTACAATACTAGACATAATTATAAATCCTCCTTAAATTTTGATTTAATTGATACCTGCTAGTTTACGCATTCTCGCGGTAAAAGGATCAGCCTTTGGCTCTTCCTTACGAGATGCACGGATAATGGAAGTTGGACGGTTGATAGCTTCGCTTAGTGATTGTGGTCCTCTCTTGGGAGTGGACGACACTGTGCTTTGAAGTGTCTCGTGGATTGTCTTTGCTTCCTCAACCGAACCAGCTTTAGAAATCGCTTCGACAATTGTTTTCTTTTGTCGCTCATTCAGGGAGGTATTTCCTAGCGTGCGGTTGGTGTAAAGGAGTCGTGCATTACTAAGATTTACATCCTGCACATTCTCCTTAAGTGAATCAACTACCTGTTGGTAGTTGACCAAATTCTTTTTAAGTTTCTTGTTCTCGAATACTAGCTCTTCTTGAGCCTTCTTAAGTGCTTCGAGTTCTTCTGCAACTTCGGTGCTGCGGCGGTGTGCCATCTCTAGCTCCATCTGGTGTTTGGTGTCCTCGGAGGAACGACCAGCCCAACCAGAGAGCGAGGCACCCATATCTACGGTAAGTTTTTCTACGATTGCGTCGAGGAGACCATCGGAGATTTCTTCGTAAAGGTCACCGTCATCTTCTTCGCCCTCTTCTACAACATCTTCGTCTTCTTCTGCTTCTTCAAGAGTGTCGCTTTCATCTTCAGCAGGGTCAGAGAGCATTGCTTCTACCATTTCCATAATGGAATCTTCATCAAGATCTACTTCTTCTTCCATGGTCTCGTCTTCCTCTTCAGCCTCTTCAAGAGTTTCTTCTTCTTGTTCTTCTTCGACACCTTCGCGAAGCTGCTGGAGTGCCTCTGCAAGTTCTTTAAAGTCAATCGTAACTTCAGCGTCGTCACCTTCGTTTACACCATTGAGTTCAGCGGAATCTTCGGTAAAAGCATCTGGAACACCTTCAGCAATTTCGTCTGCTTCTACTTCCTCTTCCATTGTGGCTGCGGCGTCGGGCGAAGGTGCCTCCGCGCCAAGATCAACACCCCCATCATCACCACCAAAAAGAGCTTCAAGTTCATCTTGTTCTAATAGTTGAGTGAGTGTTGACTTAACTTCCTCGGAATACTTATCAATGATTGTTGCTTCTGCGTTCCTGAGTGCAGCCTCCTTTAAGGCTTTCGCGTCAACAATCGCCTGCTCTAATAGTGAAGACATATACTAAAACTCCCATAAAATAGTTTTTCATTTTAAATAGTGTGTAATTGAAGTAAAAGCAGAAGTTTGTTAATGTGAGTTCAAGGCATCTAAAATTAATCTTGCTAAGGCTCTACAAGTCGTTACATCAGGTGAGTTAAAATCGTCAGGATCATAAGCAAGCAAAAGTGCATTAACTTCATCGCTAGAGATACATAATTCTAATTTGACGCCATCAATTTCAAAGCCTTCATAAACCTTTATCATCGTTTCCACTTGATCTATATGTTTCATGTTTTTTAATCCTTGATTTAAGTATCCAATCTTATAACTAAAAATTGAATTTTTTGTTTATGCTCTGCGTCTTCTAAGGCTGAATAACTATTTTGTCTTGCGCCTAAGCCAACTTGTAAATAAAGAGGAACTGAAGCAGATATTGTAGAGAGGTTAGAGCTTACTTTGTTTTCTATATTGCTAAAGGTTGCAATTCCAGCACCGCGTTTACTATTCCAGGCTTGAGTCATTTGCACAATACTAGAAGTTAATACATTTGATACAGTACCACCACCAGCCATTTTCAGTATGGCGTCATACTCGTGTTTTGTACCCGTGCTTGAGCTATCAGATTCGTTGGTTACAGAAAGATAGTGAAAACATTGTCTCGTTTGCCCAACTGAACCAGTTCCATACGGATTAATAGAATTACCAACAGCAAATCCAAAAGGAGATGGGTTTGAAGAAGAGAGAGGTTGTGTTGTAGTAATAAAAATAAACTGATCACTAGTATTTATCTGCGTGCCTTTAGAATCAACCAAGGGCTTGAACCAGCGGGCACTATTGTAAGCATTGTTGCTTAATTGCGCAATAGTTCCAGCAGATATCGCATTCAAAGTAAGCTTGTTGGCGTTATCTTCAAAAGCAATAGACTTAACGTTGCTATTTATATCTATTAATGTCCAAGAGCCATCAGTTAAATCAATGAGATTCATTTCTAAATCGGCTAAATCTTTATCGGGTTGCAGCACCCAAGTTCCATTATCATCTATTAAGTCAGGCATTAACTTGTACTCACTATGTAAAAACTCTTCACACCATCAGATGCAAGCGTGACCGCTCCGTACCCAGCTTGTATTTTTACAATGCCTTGTCCATCAATCCTATCACCTGTGTGGTGTAAACTAGCACTAATTACAATGTGATTTGAGCCAGAACAACTACCACTTACGTCTTTGAAAGTGAATCTTTGCCCGGAACCATAGCTACTAGCTGCTGCTAAAGAAGCTGTTATCGCTGAGCCTGTTGTAACAATCCCCATCAAATCATGGTTTGTGGCTACAGCGTAGTTGGCTGTAAAACTATTATAAACACTGGTAGCTAAACCAGTTAGGTTGGCGCCGTTCCCATAGAAAGCAGATGCCGAAATATTTGATGATCCACTCAGTCCAGTTACGGAGATAACTTTACTTGTACTGTTGAAAGTAAATGTAGAGTCACCAGCAAAATCCCCGGAGCTGTTAAACTGAACTTGCGTGTCTGAGCCTGCTGCGCCGCCAAAACTTAAACTATTTTGCATGTATGTTTGAAGTTGGGTGACTGTTGATTTCTTGAGATTGTTGGAGTCATCAACATCTGCAACTAAAAACTCGTCGCCACTCGCTAAGGCACCAATGGCGGTGCCCCTATTTGGATCTACTCTTATTCCACTTCCGCCTACCCTCAAGCCACTAGTACCGCCAGCACCATTGATAGAGATTCCAGCACCTGCGACTGTTATACTTGAATCAGAAGCGGACACAGCGAGTGTTGTAGAATTGTTGTGTAAGCCATTTCCTATGTTTATGTTTGCAGCGGATATTTGACCAGTGATTGATGCCGCTGGCAAGTTAGTTAAGCCAACAGCCGAACCATAAAAGCCTGAGCCGGATATATTTATTGAAGATGATATATTGCCTGTAACAGCCAACGCAGTTCCATCATAAGTTAAGCCGGTGCTTGCTGTAAGTTTATTAGAGCCACTAAAAATTGCAACTCTATCTTCGCCTGCGCCGTAAAGTGTGGTAATGGGTGATGAAACAATAGGCTGCCCACTTACAGAGTCGAAAAACCCACTTGATGTTATAACAGTGGAAAATGTTTTTATTCCTGCAATAGTCTGATTACTGTAATCATCAACCATACTCTCGATTGAGCCACTATCTGAGTTGATAAATTGTACGTTGCCTTTTAGGACATTATAAGCCATATAAGAAAACCTCTTTATTTTATATTCTCAGTAAATAGTCGCAAGAAAAAAGGATGCCCCCCACAGAGGGAGGCACCCAGGATAAATCTGATAATTAATATCAGAAGTTTAGCCTATACGAGTCTCCAGTCGTTAGAAGCAACGTAGACCATGCTGACAGCACCGTAAGGTGATTCGATGGTAACAGAAGTTTCGCCATCGATGGTCTGTGAGCCAGCCTTGTTGATGATAATAACAGCGCTGGAAAGACCTTTAGCCTTTGCAACAACAGTATCACCAATTGCAGGTGAAGCAGGAAGAGTAACAGTAGCGTTAGAACTAAGGTCTGCGAAGTAGTTTAAACCAGTAGCAAGAGTCCCACCATCAGCCTTAGCAGCGACATCAAGTCTAGCGCTTAGGACACCAGAAGCAGCGGAAAGACCAGGACCAGCCATGAAGGTAGCGATGTCATCAATGCTTTCTTTCTTGGTGCTATCATCAGTTGCGTCTTGGAAGACGAACTTGTCGCCAGAAGCAACAGCAGCATCAGAAAGTTCTGAGGAATCAAGAGCAAGAACGCCAGAAGCAGCAGAAAGACCAACACCAGCAAGACCAGTGGCAACGTCATCGTTCATCATAGCATCAGTGACCTTGGTAGCACCAATTGAAAGAACGCCAGCAGCCAAGGTAGCATCACCACTCATTGAGACGTATGCTAGATCAGTGCCATCAGACTGAAGGAACTGGTGAGCAGAGCCAACTGAAAGAGCCTGTGGGTCACCGGAAGCATCACCTGAGATGATGGAGCCGCGAGCGATTCCAGCCATCTTGGCGAGAGTAACACCATTATCCTTCAAGCGAAGAGCATCAGAGTTAAGCTCGATACCAGCGTCGTCCACGCCAATTGCAAGAACGCCAGAAGCAGCAGCAAGACCGTCACCAGCCATTGCGGTAGCAAGGTCGGCAAAGCTTTCTTTCTTGGTGACACTATCATCAGCATCAACAAACACGAAGTGGTCAGCACCAACAGCAACAGCGCCGGCACCCATCTCATTGAGATCTACTTCGAGAGCAGTAACAGAGTTAATACTACCAAGGTATTTTAGACCATCGCCAGCGATTGAGCCACTAATACCAATCTTGTCACCGGAACGAATAACAGAACCAGTAACGCGGACCTCAAGAACACCAGCATCAGCCTTAAGTCCAATACCAGCAATAGCGGTAGCGTAGTCAGCAAAGCTTTCTTTTCTGGAGCCATTTGAATCGTTAGCATCGATAAGAGCAAAGCTATCGTTAGCAACGTCAATAGCGGCAGCAGAAAGCTCGTTAAGGTCAATAGCTACAACACCAGAAGCAGCAGAAAGACCGTTGCCAGCAAGACCAGTGGCAACATCATCATTCATCATAGCATCAGTCACCTTAGTAGCGCCAATTGAAAGAACACCGGCAGCTAAGGTAGCATCGCCACTCATTGAAACATATGCTAAATCAGTACCATCAGACTGAAGGAACTGGTGAGCAGAGCCAACTGAAAGAGCCTGTGGATCGCCTGAAGCATCGCCTGAGATAATAGAGCCACGGGCGATGCCTGCCATCTTAGCAAGGGTGACACCATTGTCTTTAAGACGAAGGGCGTCAGAGTTAAGCTCGATGCCGGTGTCATCAACGCCAACAGCAAGAACACCGGATGAAGCAGCAAGACCGTCACCAGCGATTGCGGTAGCATAGTCAGCCATACTTTCGCGCTTCATAGCACCATCAGCATCTTGAAAATAAAAGCTGTCATCAGCAACAGTAGCAGCAGTGTCAGCAACAGTGGGTTTAAAACCACCAGCCGCCTCTACTAGTTCCTCGAATTTAGTAGAACCACTAAGAATAGCGGAACCTAATTGAAATTTATAAGCCATTTAAAAAATCCTCCTACGGAAAAATGGATAATGCACTAGTTCAAAAGTACCAGTGTCATTACGCTCTTAAATAGTATAAATTAAGTCAAGTAATAAAAAACTTTGACGTGCCGTCCGTATAAACGGTCAAAGATGCATGAGGAGATTCTAAAACTAATTGATTTTGGTTGTCGATTTTTTGAGAACCAGAGGGCTTTATGAGAATGCTGTATTGATGGGCACTCCCACCTTCGTCTTTAAAAACAAATGTCTGCCCTGATTTTAAAGTTTCTGCTGCTGGAAGACTCGCTGTTATAGCTGTGCTTGGCGTGGCAGTGTCAATACCAACATAATAATCTGAGGCTAACACAGAGTAATTTGCCACAACGGCGACCCTATTTAGAATAAGTCCAGTTTTAATTTTTGTGCTTTTGTTCTCGACATCAACCGCAAACAGATCTGTACTGGAAGAGAACACAGAGAGAGATCCTGTGAAGTGGTGTGTATCATTGTTTGAGTTTCCGAGAGCACTAGAGCCTGATTGATTGATCTCTATAAGGCTTGTCTGGATAATGTCAAAGCCATGTGCCTCTATATTGCCAGAGACAACCATGTTACCAGTTAAAAATAGTGTATTTCCGACAAGGGTTACGTTTTCAGAACCGCTGATATCACCTGGGCTTGAGTGAAATTGAAGAGAGTTAACTGGACCCTGAGCGATTGCGTAGTCAGGTCCACCAGCGGACGATGTGAGTATAACGTTGTTGTTAGAATCTAGAGCAAGAAACGAAGAGGTGGTTGCTTGCCCTGCTGACAACGACGTTAATTGCATAGTTGATGCAGTGACTTGTCCAACTACTAACAACCGAGAACCATTAAATCTTAAGTTCGGTTCTCCAACCAAACTATCATTGTTTGCCCCGACTGTCAAAACATAATCAGTTGTACCGTTAGCCACAACTCTGGCTACGTTCTCAAGGTATTGTCCGTTGCCGTGAAACTCACCAACGATTGCGTTAGTGTGGGGTCCGCCATTAGAAGATGGTTGGAACACAACAGATTCGTTTGCGACAACTGTACCAGAGAGAAGGTTATAAGCCATTAGATAACCCCCTCGTTAGAATACGAACCAGTTGGCACCGTTAGAATAAAGTGAAATTGCCGGGTTTGAGCCAGTGAGGACGTATGCTCCATTGTTGTCTATAGTGTTTGGAGCAGACGCAGAAATAGTTACCGAACTTGCGCCCCTTGAAGAGTTTTCGTCTTTGAGAACTAAGATAGCACCTGAGTTGTGTACTGACGCAGAATGTAATCTAAACTCTAAATTGCCGCTTCCGCCGAAGCCGATGATATAATCACCAGTTGAAGACGTTAAGCCAGATGAGGCAACGGTCCTGTAAGTATGTCTCATACCAAGAGTGATTGATTGACTCAGAGAAGGGACAACTTGAAATGTTGAAGGCTCGGATGCTTTACCTACGAACAAACTTCCTGTTATTTGATGGATGTCATCGCTACTATTACCAAAAATTGTAGAACCGGAAATAGTATCGGTTTGATTTACAACAAAAGAGCTAGCACTAATCGTACCAGAAACCAACAACGTACCTGTGATATAAAGGGTATTACTGGAGGTGTTGTAAATTAGATTCTGTGAGCCACTTAGCCCACTTGAAGTTGATAAAAACTGAAGTGAACCGGTAGGTCCAGCAATTGTAATTGTTTCTTCTTCTGTGCAATTGACATATGCCCATCTAAATTGAGCCATTATAAAACTCCTTTAGAATGTGCTGCAAGCAGCATAGCATCTCACATCTGCGGTGGTCCCAACAAAAGCAACCCTATCAACACCCACAATTTCAAAAGTCATCAATTCGCGGTTTGCTGCTGTTTGAGAGCCTTCTGCGGTTCCAGAATCAGCAACCGTTATTTCTAATGCTGTGCTAGTGCCCACTGTATTAAGTGGTGCCCATTTTCCAAATGCATGATTATATCCATAAAGAGTAACTGTTAAGGCAGTGCTGACATTCTTATCAACTAACATAACATGTAAGTATCTTTGATTTTCTGTAGAATACCCATCCGTAACTGCATCTAGACTTGCAACCACTACGACATCAACTTCGGCGCCTTGCACACCTACTAAAGTTTTGGGTCCTCTTGTCCGACCCCAACTTGTTGCTTTTAATACTGACATAAGAATCCTCCGTATTTACATAGTCGTAAATAAATAGTCTCAACTACTTCTTTCACGCTTGGATTGTAATGTCTTTTGTTTTTCTAGATCTCGGCGGTGCCTACGAATAGCAGCCTGCTTCTTATGTCGTCTAACATCAGATGGCTTCTTGTAGTACCTTCTATCTCTTATCTGTTCGATGATCTTTTCTTTCTTGCATTTCTTTATGAACTTGCGGATCATCTTATCATGGTTACCTCTACATTGTCTTGCGGTAACCACAACATTCGCACCCTTACGTCTACTCATTATTAATCCTATTTAATTGCTTGCCAAATTTTGCCTGCATTTCCCATGATTGAACTTATGTCTACACCTGCATCGTTGGGGTTGTCGCCTAGAACGCTTGGTGTATGTGCCTGACCGGGAGTGCTTGTGTTTCTTAGGGGCTCTGTGCCCTCGAAAAGATCCACTCCGTTGTAAGCATCAGTGCCAATTGAGTCTAGTAGTTTTCTACGATGCTCTTGTAGTTTCTTGTTCGCCTCACGGGACTTGCGCTTCATTTGCAAGTCTTCATTAAATAGCTTATCGTTTCTTTTCTTTGGTTTGTTCTCGACAATTGGCTGCTTGGCTAGACCAGCAGTTACTTGTGAGACGACCTCTGTAAGCAAGCCTTCTTCTATAAGAACTTCTTGAATACATTCTTTTACGACTGGCTTGATTAGTTTTTTGAGTTGTGTCTTGTTCATTTAATTCCCGCTATTGTTTTCCATCTTAACATAAGAGATTCGTTTAGTATTTCGGTAAGATAAGTAAATTTGCCTTTTTGTTCTACTTTATTGTTTTTTATTTTTGCTAATTTATTAACATCTTTAAGGTAAGCATCGACCGGCGGAATTTCTCCCTCCTCATCAAAAGCAAACTTTAAGTTAAATACATCTCCTTGATATGGTAAGGCATATTGCTCCTCATTGTCAAGAGTAATAAGATATATTTTTTGCTCTTCGTTTTCTCCTGTTGAGAGCGTAGATTTTTTTATACTATCAACTCCGTCAATATTTTCTACTTTATCCTTCCAAATATCAAACTTTCTCGAAGCCCTACCAGATATGCCCAAATTATTAAATTCGTTCTTGATTCTAAATTTTGCTCTTTTGTATTTATTCGGATCATTATCATTTGTTTGCCTCTTCGTTTCGGGTTCAGGCTCTGGTTCGGGAGCCGCCTCGGGAGCAGGCTCTCGGTTCACTTTGGGTTTCGGCGATGGCTCTTCTGCTTCGGGTTCTGCGGGGGTGTCTGCTGGGAGAGAATTGGCGACTTGTTCAAAAGCCTCGAAGAAAGAACTTAAAGCATTTTTATCTGTCATAAAAGCTAATCTTGCTCTAATTGATTTATATTTATCATTATTATTAAAGAAAGAATCAAGCTTTTTGGCTTTTAAACCAAGATTTTTAGCAAGGTCGACTCTTCTAATTTCATCAACTCTCCTTCTTTTTTTCTTATTTATTTCTCCTATAAAAGACTTTAGATCTCTCACGAAGTCATTAAACAACTCAACAGTAATTTCTCCTTGTTCTTGTGCGTCAATTCCATTAAGCAAATCAACGGCAGTTTGAGCAGGTGTTTTTTCAGCAGGCTCTTCTGTTGCTTGTGGTTCAGAGACAGCGGGCGCAGGTTCTGGCGCAGACTGTGCCCTATCTGTTTCGGTTTCTTCTTCGTCTGTTAAAAACAAATCTTTAAATTTTTGTCTTATAGTGTTTTGTGCTTCGGGTCCTGCGTCAAACCCGCTAAGGTAGTTATAATCTCTGTTTTTACGGGCTTTGTGAAAAGAATCTTTTCTGTTTCTATTACTAAATTTACTATTTGCTAGTTTAACATATAAATTACTAAATTCATCTTTTTCTGTTACGTTGCCTATTTGTTTGATTATTGAATTTCTGCCTTTTTCTGAAATTGGTAAGCCTGTTTCTGTATCAAAGTTTTTTTCAACTTCGGCTTCTTCTTCGCCTGCGACTGGGCTGTCTGTTGAGGAAGGTTTGATTGCAGGTTCGTCAGCATCACGTTTAGGAACAAGAATAGATTTTAGAGTTTTATTTGTCAAACCAGAAACACTGTTTTGTAATTGTGTCAGCACTTCTTTTGGTAAATCTGCAACTATATCTGATACCTCGTTAGAACGCTTTTTGATATAATTTTTAAGAAGAGCACCAAACAAAAAAGTTTGCAAATTGATTCTTGGATTATTCGTTTTGATTTTTTTTGTTATATCTATTGTTTCATTTGTGGTGGTTTGTAATCTGAAATAATCACCTACATCAGATTCGCTTAACTCAGAATCAAAAATCCTAAATAAAGATGGTAATTCAGCAATAAATTCTTTTTTAATTTGTTCTGCATTTTTACTAACACCCAGTTTTTTGAACATTGTCTCTATTGTTCTAAACTGAGATTCATTAATAAACTTAGAAAATTCATCTACAGTTATCTGTATAGGAAACGCCGATGCTCTTTGTTTTGGCTCCTCTGTTGGGGTTTGTCCTGTCGAAGCAGCGGGCTCATATCCACTAACATCAAAAGCACCTCTGTTTAGTGCTTTCAATAAGATACCCAGCCCTCTTTTGTTTGCTTGGGCAACGGCATCCATAAATGCTTTTAATTTTGGAGTATCATTTAAATTCAGCGGGACATCACCGCCAATCATGATCTTATCTTCTTGTTCTTGTAGGTTATAATTTTCGGACTTTAGTACAGCCTCAAACTCATCTACAATTGCGGAAGTATCTACTTTTATATTCAGCTTCTTGGCAAGATTAGAAATAAGATTTACAATCGTGGTTAATTCAGAAGCAGGATAGGTGCCAGCAGGCTCACCCTTCTTTTTGAAAAAATCTCTAAAGCCTTCTATTATTAGCTTGTCTTTCTCAAAACTACTCCACGTCGCCATCTTTTAATACCTCATTTAATAATCTGTTAATTCGATCTGCCTTGGTGAATACTTGGTTGGTGTATTCTTTTCCTTCTTTCACCATGAATGCTTCTGGGGTGGAAGGCTCTGAAACAAAGTCAAAGCAGATAAGTTGAAAGTCATCCTGAACGACGGTTTGTCCATTTCTGTTTTCTACAGAACCCATGCCGCGAGAAGAAATACCTAACTTAACTCCTGACTCTACGAGAGACTTGAGAACTTGTCCTGACGGTGTATCGAGTACCTTTACCTTACCCATGACAGTATCCCCATCCATCCAGATTGAGGTGACGAGATGGGAAGCGTTCTTAAGATTAATAACGGAATCATCTGGGTGATCTAATTCGCCAAGTGCTCTATTTTCTTTTACTAACTTTTTATAGTTTTCTACTTCTCGTACCAAAACCTCGTAAGGGTAAACGCGACCGTTGCCGTTTTGTGTATTGGCTTGTTGTAGTTTACCAGTAAGATACATTCCGCCAGCAGCAACAAAGCGCTTTTCATCTTCGGTTAGAAGATCTTGGCATACACCGCCATCACATAGTTCGTAGTATTCTCGTAGTAGTTTCATTTTTATATAGCCTTTTTCAATAACGCTTGGGCGTCCAAAAGTCTCTCTGCCAAACCCCAACGCAAAGCTTTGTTGGCATTAGAAAGTTTATGCATAAAGCCGCCTCTTTCTTTGTCTTTAGTATCAAAAATATCTAACATCTTATTACGTTCAGGTATAAACGATAGTGCTTTTTCAATTTGATCAGGCGATAAGTTAACAACTTGCATTTCTTGTTCATTTATAGAAGTATCATCATAGGCAAGCCGACTTTTATCGGTTTGAGTTGCACTCGATAGGGCGTAGTTTGCTCTAGCTATCATTGCTTCATTAGAGTTTCCACCAGCTTGTTTTTCAACAAAGCGTAAGTACTCTTGAGGATCATAGGGGATACCAAGAGCTTCTTTCGCATTTGTGGCAGCGGAGAGCAATTGATCAAACAATTGCTCTGTCTCGGGGTGGTATTCACCCTCATTTATAAATTTTTTCCAATTTTCGATCAGTAGTTTCATTTGTGTTCCTTTGTGCGGGCGCTACCCGCGTGAGTTAAGAGCCTTTGCAACAAAGACGAACTGGCTGCAAGCCCCATTTCTTAGTAAGATAGTTGTTCATCACTCTTCTCCTTTTGACTCTTCTTCTTGTTCGTATATGTAATTATGCCTTACTTGAATTCCGTCATCTCCAAAGGTCATATTAAGAACATATGAAGTCGCAGATGAAAGACAGCCAAGCATAAAAGCATTAACCAAAGTTGGGTCAAACGTAAATAGTTCAGTCCAAGGAGAAAGTAGGACTAAAAACCAACCAACGTGGAAGCCCATGCACATAGGGCAGTGAAAAACCTTACCGTAGCCCCGGTAGGATTCCTTGTGAGGTCTTAGTTTTTTTATTATGGGCATGTCGCTATAGACTAAAATTTGTGTTAGTCCGTAGGCTATTAGGACGAATAAAGCAAGTTCCATGTAATCTCCTATATTGTGTACATGTAAGACATGGTATAAGAATCTCTGCCGTAACCCTTACGAATAGAACCCTGTTCGTCTCTCTGTGGAACCTCACCAAGCTCTGTAGAGTCGGTCTTGTCTGGGTTGGTGTATTCATCTTCAACGCCTGCAACCACAGCTTCAACATTGTCGTAGTATGGCTTTTCTTCTTTGATAAACTTTTCTATACTCACGAGCGCGAACTTGGCTGCGTTGAGCTTCCCGTCTGCTGCTTCTTGTAACTTTGCCTCCATCGCTCCGTAGAATGAGGCACCACGGATTGACTCAGGAATGACGATGCCTTTGCGTGCAAGATGGTTGAACAGACGGTTCTGCGCGCCGTATGTGAAGTCGGTCATTGTTTGTTTGGGGAACGCAGTAACCTTTTTGTCTTTCCCAGAAAGCACTATATCAATGTCTCCGTGGTCAAAGATCATAAGATCACCACTTAGAGACTTACGAATGTTTAGTTCAAGAGTTACGGTAGGAGGTGGAGTCTTTGGCTTAATTGTAACCTTGACCGGCTCCGGTACTGGGACTATTCTAACTGTTACTGCCATCGTCGTAGATTTCCTTTACAAGTTCTTGTGTTTTTAATATAGTGAACAGAGTTGTCTCTGTTAATATAATTTTGTTTGATAGAGCATCAAGGCGTTCCTTGACCAACTTTGTTTTATTGATCATTTCTTTATCAGCGGCAACCTCTTCTATCTCTGCTGCTTTCTCTAATGATTCTTTTAACCTGCCGAGTTCACGATTGAGGTAGATTTTTAATTCTATCTCTTCGTTTGAAAACGAAGAGATGTACTGGCTTAGTAAAGCTTTTTGTTCTCGCAGCAGGGTATCACCATACTTTTTATTAAACTTATTGGTAAAAGTTGCAAAAGTGATGCTGTCTATTGGCTCTAGTTTTGATACTTCAGTGTTGCCAGCCATCCCCTCAACAATCTTAGCTTCAAGCATCACTGATTGCTTGGGCGAATTCGTGTTGAACATCTTTGCGATGGTCGCGAGAGACTTATAGTTTGGAACAAAGTTGTTGAATGCCTGGGGGCTCAGTTCTCTGTTGATGTCTTTGATGACTTCAGTTTGTTGTTTGAACAACCCATCGGGGTCAATAAGGCGCTTGGCAGCCAGCGCAGCCTCCACAATTTTTTTGCTAGTGGCTTGGTCTATATTCTGATTTTCATACAGGGAGCGGTAGCATTCAAGGTCTTTCTTGAGCAGCGAGTCACCTGTGAAATGCTTACGGACAATAGAAACCACTTTAGCTTTTCTTTCTACATCACCCTTAATAATAGCAACAGTTGCTTCGCGAGCGAGTGCTTCAAATACAAATGCCGTATTTCTCTTTTTATTGTGTTTATTCTTCATTATTGTTCTCCATAACTTTGGTCTCTAGTGATTCAAGCAGGAACTTAACAGAGTTATCCATCTCAAGAAGAGCAAACTCTTCTTCCTGATCTCTTAGGTAAATAGGGTCTTGTTCTTCATAAATACCTCGGGACAGGGATCTTAACTCTGAGCCGCCAAGGTTGTTTGTTCTATAAGTGTTCATTTCGGGCGTAGAGATGCTAGCGTAGTTTCTGCTTCTAGCTCCTCCTGGTCGTTTGTCAACAGCTACCTTTTTGTATTTTGCACCTTTCCATTTTTTCTTAGTATAAGTTTTTCCTTTTCTAGCTCTTTTGTTTAAATTCCATTTTTGGTTTCTTGCTAGACGGGGCGAATCGCGTGAGCCAGGAGGTGTTGCTAGAAGGGCGCTTTCTTCGCCACCGTCTTCACCCCCGCCAAGATCTTCACCGCCTTCTTCACCGCCAAGGTCAAGCTCACTGGCGGCACCTTCACCGCCAAGGTCGAGACCACCCTCGCCTCCAAGGTCGAGACCGCCACCACCACTAGCCTCGGCAGCAGCTTCAGCAACTCCTTCAAGCTCAGTGTCGTGTTTACGATCGTAGAATTGCTCTCGTTGGTTACGAAGGAACTCTTCATGAGACATCCCAAAGATGTTGTCAGCAACCCACCGACGAGAGAAATAACCCTCAGTGGCAGAAGCAGCAATATCAAACTTGTTCTTCCAGTGCTCAAGCTCTTGGAGTTCAGCAATCTTACTTGGGTTATTGAGAGCAAGCTTAAAGTTTATAAGATCCTCTCCTCTGTAACCAAGAGTATAAAGGTGGATGATACCGACCTTTTCCAACTCGTGAAGAATAGAACGTTGAAGTCGCTGAATAGTGCGAGCAAAGCGAATGTCTTTTGTTGCAAGGGTTGTCTTATCTTCCTGTGCGCCTTCCCCCATTGTAAGGTATGCCTGGGGAATCTTGATTCCTGAAAACATTTTATCGCGAAGATATTTGATATCGTCAATCGCGGTTGTATTCTGTCCTGCACCCAGGTTCTGAATATCGGTTACAGAGCCGGCACGGACAGGAATATAATAGTCCTCTTCGATGGAGAGTGGGTTGTAGCGGAGGTCAATACGCCCAGTATCTTTATTAACAATCGTATGACGCTTTAGCTGAGTGACAATCTTCTGCATGTATTGTTCAACTTCCTGCGGAGGAATAGCGCCAACATCAATTTTAAATACCTTTCTCTCAGACGAACGAACAATGCGATAAGCCATCATTGCATCTTCCATTAGGGTAAGCTGTCGCCAAATGCGTCGGACTGGCTCAAGAACGGAAGTCCCGTATGGAGAATATTTATCGTTACCAAGAATACGGAAGTGGGCAATCTGCCAGTTCTCAAATGTCATGCCTGCGGAGTTCCATTGATATTGGACATAGTTTGGATTTGTCGCGTCAAGACCCTCAAGTCTTTCCACTTCTTGCAGAGGTATAGCGATTGTGGATTGGACGCCCATTTCATCATCAATATCAAGATATAGAGCAAAGTCTCCATACTTGCACATTGTGCGGCACCAACCAAAAAGATTGTGTTCTATATTCATGACATTGTGATAAAGAATATTAAGAACAGCCTTGATTTCATCATTGCGGCACTTGATATTAAGCATGGGAGAGAGAGCAGAAAATGTGGTCATCTCGTCTGCGTAGATGTCCAGAGCAGAAGCCAACTCGGGCATATATTCCATCTGGTCAAAGTCAATATAACGCTCGGACCTCTGTTGATTGGCAATTGCGTTTGCTGCTATGGTGTCAAGCGGATTATACTGCTCTTTCTTAAATTGCTGACCTGACGCCGATTTGAACCTTGTAGAATACTTATCAAGATGCTGTCTGCGTATTTTTCGACCCGACTCAGACCGGTAACTGATAATCGGACCAGAGAACAGCCGAGTAAGAGCACGGAATAGTTGAGATTCTCTATTTGCTGGGTTTTTGCCTTGCTTTACGTTTCTGGGTGCCATTAAATTCTCACTTAATTATCCACATATATTGGGAGTATAGATTTCTTGCTTCGTTTATTTTACTAGTTTGATCTTCGCCCGTGTAGCCAATTTGTCCTTTTATCTGTGTACTAAGAGTTGTTCTGGAAGTCATTATTGAGTCAACGAATGCTTTTTGGTAGTTTAAGTCTCGGGCGCTTGTCTGGAGGGCGGTGTCTCTAACCCAGCAGCAAATCGCAAGAGCCATCACTAAGTCATCGTTATAACCTCTCATAGCTTGTGGCTTTCCGTTGTACCAAATAAAAGTGCGAAACTCATTTGCCAAACGCGAAGAATATGTCTTAACTAGTTTGTTTCGAACAAACTCTTCTAACTTTGCGACAATCAAAGGTCTGGTCTTGCTTGTAGTTGAAAAACCAGCGATAGCACCTGTGCGGTGCTCGCCTAAATGCTGGTCAATGTACTCGTGTGTGGATTTGATCGAGTAATACAAATTTGGATAAGCATACTCTACAAGCTTATCGATAACAGTGTAGCCAATAGAGTTGTTTTCTACAACCAACATACAGTTGCCGTATTCCCTGCCAACTTGATTCAACATATTCGCATAGAGATCTGGCGTTGGTTTACCCATATATTCGCCCACAATCTCCATTGTTTCAAGTTTGAGAATATGGAATGTAGAGCTATCAGCACCATCACCTCTTGCTACATCTGCTGCAAGCAGATAATTACAACTTGGGTCGTATTCCTCCCAAATCCAAAAGTTTCTGTCGAAGCCTGTTTTGTGTTTTGGTTCTTGGATGTTGGACATAATCCACTCCATGTTGTCTGGGTCTATAACAGTCTCACCAGAAGTATTGAAGTTACATTCCAACTCCTGGGCAATTTGTCGGCGCGACATGTTTTTGGTTTCTTTCTTGAACCATTCTTCGTCCCTCTCAGGGTGAACATCCCACATAAGAGTTGTGAGATAAAAATTATTGTCGTTACTCTCAGCACCTATGCAGGTCTTATGAAACCAGTTGCCAACACCGTTTGGTGTAGAAATTGCGATGCAACGACCACCAGTTGATAGCGTTGGGTATAGACCAGTCCAAAGATCTTCAAGACCTTCAATGTGCGCAGCCTCGTCAAGAACAAGAAGAGACAGCGCCTCGGAACGACCAGCATCGCCAGAGGTAGAGGCTGCCTTAATTGAAGAACCATTTGACAACTCAAAAGACGTGCGGTTGTCAGTTGTAATGTTTGCTATCCTGATCCAGTCAGGAAGATTCTTCATAATGTTTTTGACTTTTCGCACCAAGTTGCCTGCTGTCTCGAACTTGGTTGCCATAACAAGAATGGCTTTGTCACGGTGGAATAACATCATCCAAACAATGTAGCCAGCGGTAATTGTTGAGATACCTAATTGGCGACCTTTGTTGATTACATTGAAACGATAGTCGTTAAAGTCTTTTAATAATTGATCCTGATAATCATAGGTTTTAAACAACATAAGCCCGTGCATCGGGTGAGAGATACGGGCGTAGTTTTTTAGAAAGTAAGAGGGGTCTTTACCGCACTTAACAATTTCTTTGAGTATTTGTTTTTTTGTTAATCTTGGCATTCATCTTTCTTTATATGCCACTTCCTGGGGTATACATGACTTCGCCTTGAATGCGTCGAATGAGGTCCATAACCTCTTGGTCACCCCCTGCTAGTGCTTCTACTTCTTCTGGAGACATTCGATTTAGTCTTGAACGAGCGTTCATTCTTTGTAGAAGTGTTTCGGCTGGACTTCGAAGCCCGGTATCACGTATGGGCTCGGTTGTACCCAATTCGTCTTCATCTGAAAAACCTTCAATTCCAGAACCCATCATTGTTTCAAGCTCTTCTTTGATAATTTGCTTTAATCTAACCTTTGTGATTTTCATTTCTTTTCTCCTGAATTTTTAGGTCTCTTGTCATTCTTTGGACGAGTACCAAGACCGCCTTGATCTAAAAACTTTTTCCAATCGGCAGCAAGCCTGTCTTCAGTTGCCTCACCAACGATGGCAACCTCTTCCATCCCGCCGACTTTATATTCCATAACGGCTGTAACCCAGGAGCGGACTCTTGAAGAGTTTTCGACACGAATGTCAATCTCTCCCTCTTTAGTGAGTTTAACAGTGGAGCCGGTAATCTTGCGTGCTTCTTTTTTAAGGAATTTTACAATCTCAGCCATCTGTGATTCGACATCAGACTCGAAACCGTTAGCATAAACTTCTTTGAGGGTGACCTCGGACATGTAAGAAAGGCGCATCATATTGCCATGGAACTTGACATTGAAGCCGTCCATTACTCGCTTATCGATAAGAGGGTCGCCCTCTTCTCTCTTTAAACCTGCTTTGATAGGTTCTCCATCTTCGGTCATTGCGCCGTCGTAGGCGTTTGCTGCGGCTTGTGATAAGCCCTGGACGATTTCGTAAACTGTAGCCATTATAATCTTCCTTTAAAATAAATAGTTGCTAATCTTGTTTGGGTCTCCACCCTTTTTGCCAGCGCTCCTCTCTTCCTTCTACCCATTTAATGTAGCATTTATAGCAACAGTCAAACTTTATGAGCGATACATCATCGCGTGTAGAATGAGAGAAGACACCACAAACAGGACAGCCTGTCTTGGATTCTCTATTAAGTAGTTTTCTTGAAACCTTTATTCCATTTACTTCTACTTTATCGTTGGCTTCATCGTTTTTCTTTTGTTTCTTGTAGAGATCTCGCATCTGCTCCAGATAAACTTTCTCTTTGTTCTCGTCCCATTCTGCTTTGGGATTCTGGATTGTCTCTTCTCCATACTTCTTAGCGATGGCTTGTTCTACTTTGACAATGTAGTCTGGGTCTTTGCTCATTTAGCCGCCTGCTGGATACCGTAGTAAGTGGCGCCGCCAAGGACAACACCGCCTGCGAACCAAAGCCACTTGCGGTGTGGTGCTTGCTTCTTAATGATTGCTTGCTGCTTCTCGATCACAAGGTCTTTTGACGCCACAATCTCGGTGTGTTGCTGGTCAAGCGTGGTTATGCGCGCTTCAAGCAGTTCCTTATTAAGTTTGTACTGAGAGGCTGCCTTATCAAGTTGAAACTCTACTTCAAGATCACACTTCAAATTGGCTTCTTCGTGCTTTGCTAATATTTCTGCGGCAGCAGGCACACTAAGCAAAACGCCCTCGAATGGGGCGGGCTGGTCTTCTGCGAGGACTGTGAAGTCTTCGGCGCTTGCGGTCGAGAGTAAAGCAAGCAATACTAGGCTATTCAACATATCTTAATCCGTAGGTCTCTTCAAAGCGCTGTATAATCAGAGCCTTGTCTTGTTTGAACTCTTTTATTATAACTTCTTTTTCTGCTCTCGTCAAGTCCTTTATCTCGGCTTGTCGTGCTTCGTATTCAAACTCCAACTCTTCTATCTCTATACGATAGCGTTCAAGGGCTTCGTCACGCAGGCGTAACTCTTCGGTGTGGAGGGATTGTAAGGTGCTTATCTGATCCTTCAAAGACTGCTCGGCAATCTCGTGTGCTTTGATAATGTTGCGAACATCATACTGCGACTTGCCAAACACAATAAGAAGGAGCAGGGCAAGCCCAATCTCCTTCCAATGTCTTAAACAAAATGCTAGTATCTTTTGTTTCACTATGAGTACCTTGAACTAAACAGATAATCAAATAGATTTGATAAGCTGTATAAGAATGATTTTTGTCTAACACCTAGCTGTGCTAAGGTGGACAACACCTTTACATGGTTATCTTCTAGTTCCTGCAACCCTGGTGGCTTGGGCTCGATATCATAAGAATAGTTTAAATGATCCTTGCCTTTATGCAAGATACAATCATCTGAAGTGTCGTCTGGTGTTCTTTTTTGATCAGAATCAATATCATCAAAAGGTTCTTTTTCCACTTCCTGTGAGTCAGCCCTTTTGCTGTAAATTGACCACACTTTGTCTGCGCCGGGCTTCACCACTATCCTGTCTGGGGTTAATCCATTCAGATAAAAAAGGGCTGCTTCATACGCGGCGGGTCCAAGTTTACTACCCTTTTTTGATGCCGAATTGGTTACCTCAAAAGCATTATTACACTCACCTTTGTCATATCTAGGTTTAGCAAATCTAACCCCAGCGACAACATCTATTATCCCGTATCCATCTAGTACATTCATAATCATGTGTGGTTCAGAAAGTTTATCTGGATAATTGTTTTTATAAAACTCGATTTTATCAAGGATTTTCTTGGCATCGTAAACAATAACAATTCCATTATCACCACTCATGCTAACAGTAAGCCCAAGACCTTTGCCAAGGGCTTTGTCAATTGGGCTGCCCTCTTTTAAAAACCTATTCCAATTTTCCATTATAAGTTTCATTAATATTGCCCTCCAGTGTCTCTGTCTCTGTAAGATCCGCGATCTGCACTATGTTCTTTTGGATTCGCTCCGACTGTTTCTAATGCTTTTACCAAGTTTGCTTTAAAAGTCTTTATATATTCTTCATTGTAGGACTCATTTTCTAAAAACCAATAACCATCATAATTTGCTTCAAGGTCGGAAGTTACCAAATCTGCTAGCATGTCTATGGTGGAAGCTGTGTATGTTTCTACATCCTGTTCACCATCAAGCTTGAGCATGATCTTTGTTTGGTCATGATCTGTTTTCATACCTAAAAATTCTATGGTCGTATCATGACCTGTATCGGAAGTAGTAAAAATGGTTACCTGCTCGGTAAGGAATTTACTCCAGCTTTCCATTATAAGTTTCATATTATTCTATCCTTTTAATTTTACAATAGCGTCGATTACAGACTGACCACCCAGATAAAGACCAGAGATGATAACCCAATCTCCAGATTCAAGACCACCCCAAGCCATAAGGCCAGTTGCTACAATCCAAACAAGAAGCTTGCGTGAAGTAAGCTTTTGTATGCCTCTGTCGAGTAGTGCTTGCTTTTGTTCTTTGCTCATCACTCGTCACCTCCGCGTTTACCGAACATCTCTCTAACGCTCTGAACGCCAACGGCAGCAAATGCGGTAGCAATCATTGGACCAGTGTAGGGGCTGAATAACAGCTTCTGCAAAGCATCCATTACAATCTGCATGTTCTCAGGGTTGATACCTTCCAATCCTTCTTGCATCATGTCGTCATCATCAAACTGCGAAAGTCTCGCTTCCTCGTAGTTGTCGATTAATCCAATGCACTTTTGAAGAAGACGTTTAGCTGCTTCGCCGCCACCCGCGAGACTATAAGCCATGCCGATTATTTGGTCCGTCTGCTTCATTTCTTCTCTAGTGTCAGCACCGACAGCGCCTTCGGGCGGTAGTTCAAAACTGTATTCATCATCCAACATAAAATCATCCATCTCTGACACAATTTCTTCTTTGATTAGAGTTAATAGCTCTGATTTCTTTATTTTCATTTTTTATCCTTTGCGATCTTTGTCGCCGTTGCGTATATTACACTTTCGGCGTCATCGCCATAGCGTTTCTTGAAGCCGCCCTTAGACTTCTTCATACCTTTAACTACTTTCTATTTTTGTTTTTTCTCTGGTTCTGTCAATTTTCTTTCGTCTATTTCTTCTTTTTCCATCGCTTCCACTTGGGCGCGGACTTCTTCGCCAAACATCTCTCCTACTTCTTCGTTTGTGAGAACCACTTGAAGCTCTTCTTTGATGATCTGCCTCAGTCTGGCTTTCGTAATTTTCATTGTATTCTACTCAACTTAGCCTTAATGACACCGCCGTGGTCGGCTTTAAAATCTTGGATGCTTGCGCGAACAGACGCTTCATCAACCACCCCGGCGTACCAACCCTCAAATGTCTTAACGATTTCATATTTCTCAATAACTGTTTCGCTAATACCCTCGGATAAAAGTATTTCTTTTAGTAGCTCGCCTATTGGCTCAGCCGCTGGCTGCTCTACTTCCTCTGCCACAACTGGAGTGGGTTCTTCTTTTACATGGATTTCTATAATGGGTTCTGGGGGAGCCTCACAGCACTCTGCCTCTTCGCAGCAATCATCGCCAGGACCGCATTCGGTCTCTTCACAGCAATCTTCAGGGCAGCAGTCTTCTTCGACAAGTGCGGGTGCTTTCCCAAATAGGCTATTTAGCCAACTCCATAGTGTTTGTAGTAAATTCATTTTATTTTCCTTTCTCGATACCATTCATACTTAGTATCGCAATCAATCCAGGGACATTTTTTCGGACATAAACCCCAGAGAAAAGTGTCTCGCAGCGACCGCCAACATAAGCAATCGCAGATTCAAGGTGTTTTGATATGCGAGGGTCAGCAACCATCTCTTCGCTTGCTACGAGAATAAGTGAACCTGCTGCGGCTTTGCCCTTGGGTGGAGGACAAGCAGAGCGGTTCATACAGTTGTGCATAATGGTTGTGCCGAGCTTGCCGGTGTTGGGGTCCTTGATCATTGTGGAGCCGATGAAGGCACGACCATCTTTACCAAAGCAAGTCTCCAAGTCCTTGGAGTCAAAAGATTGTATGGGAGAGTCTTCGGTAGACAGCTTCAGTATCTGTGCGAAGATCTTTGAGAACTGGGTATTGGCTACTGGATACATGCCAAGCATACCGATACGACCGCGTAGGAGGCGTGTGGAGCGCTCATTATCTACAACGATGTGTGGGTATGGCGTAACATCATTGAGCAGCGACAGGGCGTTACGGGCGATTGTGGGGTTAAGATTCTCCTGTGCTGTTGGCCAAGAAACAATGTAGACAACCTTGCCGCTTGCCTGAACAGATTGTAGGTAGCGCTCAAACACAGGCTGTAGAGCAACTACGGATGAACCTGTGCCACCGCCACCGCCTGCCATCACGAACAGCCAGTCAACCTTGCCAAACTTGATGCGCAGTGCGTCTTCTACAATAGCGCCGTTCTGCGTTAGGACTTCTTTACCATAAGTGATGTTTTTACCAACCCCGTCAGAGTCAGGAATAAGAACGACGTGCTCTTCTTCTACATTCTTGGGAATGTCTTTGCCTGTGCTATTAACAAGCAGGGTCTTGTTGAAACCCAACTCGATCATAGCGTTTGCCATTTTGTTACCGCCGCCGCCAACACCAACAAAGCCCACGTTTATAGATGATGGAGCTGTGTTCTCAGGTAGCATATCTTCGTCAGAGTATTCCATCTGTAATCCGAAGTCCTCAACCATACCAAAGTCTTCCGCTTCTACTTCTTCGTGGAAGTGATCCTTTTCTTGGTTGAATGATGGGGGCGCTTCTGCTGGTGGCAGAAAGTCAAATTCGTTACTCATTGATTTACCTTTGCAAAACCTGCTTCTTTCTCAATCACAATCTGCATATCTACACAATCTTTGAGAGAATCAAGGTGAGAAATCAGTAAGACGTTCTTGAAATACACCTTAATTAGTTCCAAGATCCGAATAAATCCAGCCATATTCTCTTCGTCCAAAGCAGTTCCAGGCTCGTCCAAGATGAACAGGTCGCTCTTGGGCAGAGAAGATACAGACAGCAGAGCAAGACGAATAGCCATAGCAGCCATCGTCTTCTCGGCACCTGATGCCATCTCAATAGGGCGAGCCTCGTGTTTAGAGTGCTTGATGAAAATATCAAACTTGTTGCCGGATGTCTCAAAGAAAATCTCAAAGTCTACAACATTTGATAGGATCTTCCCAATCTCCTCGTTGATTACTGGTAGTTTTTGTTTGATGATATCATAACCAATTCCGTTTGGATGCATACATCGTAAGAAAAGATCATACGATGAATACTCCGATTGTATTGATTGGAACTCTACTTGTCTTTGTTTGAGGTCTTCGATTCGCTGTTCTTCTGAGCCGAGAGATTTATAAAGATCAATCTTCTCCTGGCTATTTGACTCAATTTGTTTCTCAATGGATTTCGATTCTTTGGCATATAACTTTTTCTCCTTTAGTAATTTTTCTAAGTTTTCGATTGCTTCCTTGTTGTCGTTATAAGAAGCCTCTTGCTGTGCCAACTCTTCTATCAAGGTATTATGCCTATCAAGAGCCGACCGCCTGCGTTCTATCCCCAACTGCAAGTCTTTGATTAGACTCTCAGTCTCAATTTGCTTTTTTTCAAGCTTCCTATACTTGTCGAGGTGGTCTCTCACAATCTTAGGATTAAGATCAGAGAGTAGCTTTTCTATTTCTTCGATTTTGCTTTCCGTTTCTGGAATGACCGCTGTGGTCACATGAGCATCACGAATAAACTTACAAGCAGGATATGCAGTGCCGCAAGGTATGTCTTCTAGTAATTTCTTTTTTTCGGTTGCAACCTCTAGCCTTTGTGTGCAAGATTGAAGTTCGTTTTCAGATTCTTCAATATTTATAAGGGAACTCGCAAGACTTTGATAGTCAAGCGTTTGTAGAAGATTATTGATCTTGGCGAGTCGTTCCCTTTCACTATGTAGTGTGTTACCCTCATCAACGATAGAATCAGACAAAGAAATTATTTTATTTTTTGTCTTCTTGATCTCCGACTGTACCTTGTGGATATCAATCACATCTGCTGGGATGCTGTCAATCTTCTGTGATAGTTCGAGCACATTGTCATTGGCGAACTTTAGTGTTGCTTCTATCTTAAGCTTTTTTGCATCAATCTCTAAAATGTGCTGCTTAAAAATATCAATTACTTCCTGTGCTTGTTCTATTTCTTTGTTATAATCTCGACCTTGTAATTTTTTCATCAAAATCTTGGATTCTTGTGAATCGTCTTTTGCTAGTTTAAACTTCTTGTCAAAAAACTGTAGGTCTAGAAACTTGGCTATAATCTCTTTACGTTTAGTTGAGCCCTCGTTAATAAATGATAGAGCGCCATGCTGTGAAGACATAGAGGAGATTAGAAAATCTTCAATAGTCCCAAATTGCTTACGAATATTAGCATCCGTTTGGTTGCGTGTATTGCCGTTAAGAGATTTGGTCTCCTCTGTGACCGTGTTATACATCGAGAAATCAAGATGAGTTTTAGCCTCTATGCTAGTCTCCCCTTTTGATTTTTTTTCATACTTTTCTACCTTACGATGAATAGTAAAAACTTTTTCATTTACTGAAATTGTTACTTTACCTTCGCCGCAATTACGATTTTGATTTACAACATTCGCATTTTTGCGTTCATTCTTGCTTGTTGTGTTGAAAATTGTGAACAAGATAGCATCGATAATTGATGATTTGCCAGAAAAGTTTTTACCAAATATTCCAGTGATGCCGTTTATGTTTTTAAAATCTACAGAATTGTCTTTGCCATAGTTGAAAAGATTTGACCACTCGAATTTTTTCAACTTCCAATTGACGTTTCTACTGACATCTTCTTTTGATTCCACAGCTTGGTTATATTTTGCGTTTAGTCGATACACAGAAGAAAGGGCATCGGAGTTGATTTGAAAATCTTTCAAATACTCTGATATAAGTTCATGCTGTATTTCTGGATCTCTAAGATTGCTTGAGCCCAAACCATCAGCTATTTCTTCAACATTGCCGCGCTGACCGGCAGCGCGATTAAGAAATGAAATTGATTCTGGGCTAAATTTATGCTTGGCAACACTGATTGCCTTACGCATCACATTGAGCGAGAGATTGTTCTCACTGACGACCCTCAATCGAGAATTTAATGGTATATTGGCGCTTCGTGGAATCTTACCAGTTGGTGTTAATTCAATTGTAATAAATGGTCGAGGGTTCTGTAGGGCATAGTGCTCTACTGTCCAATCATTTTTGGATTCAATAGTCCAGATAGAAAATCCTTTATTGTTGTTCTCACCGTGGTTCTGTTGTATAGTTGACCCAGCGTAATAGACACGTTCTTCATCGTCTAAGAACTGGCGTTTGTGGATATCTCCAAGCATCGCAAAATCAAAGTGGTCAAAGATTGAAATCTCGTCCTCTCCAAATTCCATTGTCCACCCAGCATCAGTTTGGCAATTAGAAATGGCACCGTGATACAGAGCAATATTGATATTGCTTGGCTGAGATGGTTTTACCCAATTGTCTCGATCAAAGACAGAAAGGACATTCAGCGTCAGCCCAGGCTCAATCTCTCGCTCACCCGCGTTCTTCAGTAGGGTTAGGTCACTATGATCAAGTGCTTGGATGATAGGCGTGATCGCATCCTGCCGGCTGCTATTCTTCAAGTTTCCGTCGTGATTGCCAAGAATAACAAACGTAGGCGCAATCTCGGCAAGATTACTAAAAAAATTAGACGCCATCTCCACAAATTCTGGTGAGATTTGCGTCTTGGTGTGCGCGATGTCACCACAATGGACGATATAATCTACTTCTTTCTCTCGCAAGATTTCGTACATCTGCTCAAAACATGCGCGGTAGTCTTCGTGATACTTCAGATTCTTGATATGAGTATCAGCGATATGTGCTATTTTCAAGGTGCCTCCTGTTTGTAAGTTTCCCAAGGTTTAGCATCGGGATGTTGTTCGATATAATAGTGAAATACCGCATCCTCCATTTCTTCTGGGGTGGGTTCCTCAAAATAACTACTAAAAAGCAACACAGTAGCAGCGATCGGCAGGTAGAAACAAACAGCCAAAAGTGCGAAATGAAGCAGGCTGTCGTTAAACATCTCTTTCATTATTACCTCCTCATAGATTATAACACGTCAGTTGGACGTTGTCAAGGGCACTGGCGGCAAGCCTGCTCTGTAGAGAGTAGTATTTAGATATTTTTCTAGCTCTTCTGGTGATTTGACATTGTTGAGTCTGAGAATTTCTTTCTTTTGGGATTCGTCGCCAGTCCTGTATTCGGTTGCCATTGAGTCAGTTATTTCTCTTATTAAATCCTGATATATATCGAGGGCTACTGTCCATTCTGGAGGCAACACTTGCGCGTTTCCAACATATCTAGTTTTTTCTTCCCCGCTGCCAGATGGCCACTTACCGCTATCTCCATAAACAAAATCCCTCAACTTTCCAATATTTTTAATATCACCTTTCAAAATGGTCTGAACTATCCACGCACGATACTGATCTTTTGTGCCGAGTGAATTTGGTAAAACTAAATTTGGTGGAATAGCATCATAGTCAAGTGTTGCCATCCCGCCGGGAACTGTAGTCGACACTCTGGCTCTCTTGTATTGTAGCTCGCCATTTGCGACCATATCATCAATCTGTTTCCAGGCAGCTTCTATTTTTTCATTATTGTTCATATCGGACATATTGACCAGCCCGAGCTTTGCTGTAGGGTATTGTTTTCCACGTTCCTCAACGGCAGCGTCTGGATCCATCATTGCACCAGTATCTACGCCGAAGCGTTGTAGCGTCTCATCGTCTAAGCGCTGGACTTTTTCTATGTCTTGTTTAACTTTCTTTTCTTGAGAATTGCCTACTAAGCTCATCCCACCAAACAAAATAACAACTGCGCTAAGGAGGGAGATTCCAGCAATTTTTTTAAAATTTCTAGCACGCTTTAGTTTGTCTTCAAACTCGTCAGCCTCATCTTCATTGAGACCTACAATTTTTTGAAGAAGCTCGACTGCATCTTCTTCGTCTTTTGAATTTTGTAATTCTTCAAGAATGATGCGCTTTACTTGTTCTCTGGAAAAGCCATGTTTCATTTGCTGTTGGTTCCTTTAAAATCTAGCAATAACTAGTTTAGTTATCTTTAAGATTAAGGAACTTTCTATACTTCTTGGATAGCTTATCATAATAATTTGTTTTCTTCAAACCTCTGTGGGCTTTTGACAACACCTTCTTGTTTGCTATGTTAATCATAAAGTGCGGAGCAAGTGAACGTGGATTGTAGCCGTCGATATCTACATCATCATTTGGGTTGAAGCAAATGTTTTTATAATCTGTTAACCCTTGCTGACTCAGCAGGTGATTTACAAAGTATTGAAACTTTTTTGTTTGCTCTGCGGGTATATTCTCTTCGATGATAAACAAGGCACTCTGATAATCAGAATTACGAAATTCGTTTATTAAGTCTGTCAAATTACTGTTTCCAACAGTTACTATCATTAACCTGCTAGTTTGAAGTTCTGGTGCGGCGAAAGGACATACCGCCTTGCCACCAAACTCTTGACGCTTTTTAGCCAAGACATTGTTGATGTAGTCTTTTACATCTTGTTCCACAGAACCCCCTATACTGCCGACAGCAAGTCTAACAGAATGTAGTTGTCTCTGTCAATCAATTTTGCAGATTCTTTTCGTTGCTGGAATGTAGCTTTCGGCATCTCGCCAACATCTTCGTATCCGCTCACATCGATCTTATAGAGTTCCACATCGTAACGCAAAAGCGTTTGAATGATCCGACGCTCTTTGTCAGCCGCGTCAGGATCGAGGGCGATGTAGCAGGGGGTGTCATTTCGAACAATCTTTCGTAGTAGGTCGGAGTCCGTTCGTAGTGTAGACCCCAAGATAGGCACAGCGTTTCCTGCGTTAATTGCATCGAATACTCCTTCAACGATCGCAAGGTCGTTGTTCCAGTTTGTAAATAGATCATTAAACACCACATTCTTGGATGAACTAGGGTTTTTATATTTCATTCTGTGACCGACGTAAGAGCGCGCAATAAAATAGTTTGGATAGCCGCTTGTTCCAAAAGAAGGGATGATGATTCTGCCGCCATACTCACCATCGTAGCAGAAGCCGATCTTCCAGCGAACGATGTCTTCGCGCACAATACCGCGCTCTTTAAGATATCGCAACGGGCGGTTAGCAGACAGTGGTAGATTCTTGTTTGCGAGGCTTACGAATTCTGCCGGGAGTTCAAGTTTTGTCTCGCCTTCTCCAACGACTTCATCCATAAAGAGTTCAGCAAAGCGTGAAATATCTGTCCGGTCTGTAATCTGGTCCCATTTTTGTAGTTGAGTAAATGAACCATAACGCCTAACAACGCGCCTAATATTACGACCACGATAATCACAAATCCAGCATTTAAAAACATTCTTGTCCAAATTAACAGAGAACTTATGCTTGTGATGATTGCATGAAGGACATGAGAAAAGTAACTCCGACCCCTTGTCCCAACATCTCCCAAGCGTTTCATGAAGAATCTTCTTTGCTTCTGTTTTGTTCATACCTGTATGATAACACGACGATCACGCCTGGGCAAGCGTTTTGTTTTTTATATCTTGGAGCCCTGCTCTCGCCATAACGAGGGCATCGGCTCTGTCATACTCTTGCGGCTTGGGGTTGCCCTTGTGGGTATACTGAATAGTGAAGTCTGGTTCGGTGGCGAGCAGGTGTTCCATAACAACCTTCTTTGCTTTCTGTCCTCTCGGGACTTTTATGCCTACAAGCTTTCGTGCTTGCGTTGCACCCAGATACTCGGGCTGGATCTCGAAGCATTCATAGACCATCCACGACACCACGCCGTTGAACCGTTGGAGGGCAGCCATTGTCTTACCAGATGATCCTCCAGAGCTAAAGAAGGTAAATGGTTGCTCGATATAGATATGCTCTATTTTGCCGCCGTATGCCTCCAGAATGTCCAGAATTTTTGCCCTTATTGTGAGACACTTGGAAAAAAAGTTCTTGTCTTTACGCAGGTCACAGGCTTCGGAAAGTGATATCTTTCCTTCCATGTCAGTTACCGCAAAGCCTGTGATGCTTGTTGATACGTCTATACCTAAAATCATATATCCATCTTTAACTTAAAGGATAAATCTTGCGCCTCTTTCTTTAATACAGGATTTGAAAGCGTGGCAACTCCGATAAGTTTCTTATCTTCATCATATATCCCAACGCGAGAAATGTATACTTGTCTTTCAAAATCTGCGGTTTGTCCAGAGTAACTTGATGAAACTGTATTTTTTATTGTTTGGTTATCATTTTCAATGTAAAGTCTTGAAGATGACAAAAAAGTTTTAGTTTGTCCAAACTCTAAGAAAGTCGGGTTATTGGAATAGTTTACTTCTCCTCTGCGAGCATGAGCGTACATTGTAAGAACCTGGGTTTCTGTATGTCCTTTGAAGGACACATCAAAAGAAGCAGAAGTTGACACATTGTTGCCATCATTTGCTCCAGCAGCAAAGTATTTCCAAGAGCCTGTGGCTAAGCCTCCACCAAAGTCGTAAGCGGCACCGGAGGTTAAATCCCAACTACCTGTTAAAATAGCGAACCCTTCTTCATACATTGCCACGCCTGCAACTGAACCAGAACCAACAGAACCAACAGGTCCAACCTGAATCAGTTCTCCATTGTACTTTTCGTCTTTAAGTTCTCCAACCAAGGTTCCTGTGATATAAAATTTTAGAGACATACTGCCGTGCTTGATGCGAGAACCATAGAATATTTTAGGAATAGAAATGAGATTTAAATCTTGCTCATCTTTGTTCCAAGTTCCAATTTCAGTATCAGAAAAACTAACAAGATAATGGGGACTTCTGGTTCCATAAAAATTCAAAGTATTTCTTAAGCCATAGTAGTGTCGGTAAACTGGTCTTGAAACATTTGTAATTGAGCCGGTGTTTCCTGCTGTTGTCATAAGTTCTCTTGTTATTGAGGCAGACATAGCATAAGATGAGCCAGTTAGGTACGAACCACCCTCCATTCTAGAATAATCATCAAACACCTCTTGCATAGGACCAGAAGCAGTGATTTGATAACTCCTAGAAGGTCCCTCTGTTAAGGTTCTGCTTCGCGGAGATGATTTTAGATAATTTTTGGAAGTGCCTTTTATAACATATGGCACGATTGGCGGGTTTAGTCCGCCAGTGACGACAATGTTACGAATGCCTGTTGCGTCATCGCTGAAAGTCGTTGTTCCCGCCTTGTCAACATTATATTCAAAAAGACTAATCCCACCAGAAGCAGACAAGATGTCATCACTAAAGCTGCCACTCTCTATCGGTCTATGATCATAATAGACTGAAGAAGAATAAATAAAGAAAGTGTTATGAGGGTAAGCTCTCATAGCATTTCTTATTATGTCACTATGCCCAAACTTCTTGAGGGACATCCTGCCCTCCTTAGTAGTCCAGCCTGACGCGGAGGGTTAGTTCGTTTGTCGGATCCTTGCGAAGTGGCTCTGAAAGCTTTGCTACCGCAAGAAGTTCGTTTTGTGAGTTGTATAGACCAATCGTGGTAACGTATGAGATTGGGGGATTCTGCCTATTACCGTTCTTAACTCTGACCTGCCCGCTATTAAGGTATGTTGGGTTGCTGGAGTAGTTGTACTTGTTGTGTGGCATACGACAGAAATACACGGTTGAGTTGATCTCGGTGGTGTTGTTGAATTGTAGGTTCTGCATTCTGTGTCGGAAAGCATCTGCGGAGCCTGAAATTGAACCAGAAACTAGCTGTTGATCAAAAGTTCTTGAAGTCGCGGACTGGCTAAAAAAGTCAGTTGTTCCTGCCCAGATAGAGCTTGTAAGAACCATGACACCTGCTTGATAAAACACGACACCGCCGATGCCAGATGAATGACTAAGCAATCCATAATCGCCGCCGACTGTATTAAGCGTGCCTTGGGTTGCCGAGGCTCCTGAATCAGTGAAGACCTTAGTGCCAGCGAAGGGATTAGCCCAAGATGCTGTACCTAGGGTGATACTGACAGAACCCTTCTTGATCTCATCTTTGGTAAGAAGGCGAGAAAGGTTTACGAATACAACCTCCTTCATTGCGCCTTCTCCATCGAGAGTAAGATCACTTTCAAACTTTCTTACCTCATTGGTAGAACCAGTATACCCAAGCAGAACCTGGGAGAACTGGTTGTACATATTTATTTTCTTGGCTCTAAGTACAGGATTTAAAGAGCTTGAAAGCGGAGAACTCTCATCGTACCCCGCCGTTAGATCAAAAATGTGGTTTGCTGAAGAACTTAGGTAAGGATAATCATACACGGACTGAAACATACCATGAGAGTAGTTCTTGATGTTGTCATCGTTTGGGAAAGTTCCGTAAGTTCCACTGACTATAGTTCCAGTTAGTGGGATAACTTCGTGGAGAAGTGTTCTTGTGGTTGCTACATCCGTTGTCGGATCAATTGGTTCATAGTTGATGGGCATTTATTTATCCTTTAGCTTTTCTTTCTAACTATTCGAAGAGGGATTTGTATCTGGGTGCCACTTGTTAGCCCTCTGACGTAAACAGTAGTATCGATTACATCGTAAGTATTACTACCAGTAAACCCAAGGGTTGCGGCGGCTACGCTTGTACGACCGTAGAGAGAGTAGAAAGACGGTGTTGAAGAGCCCTCTGCATTAATCTCGGTGCTTGGAACAAAAGTGGCGGCGGTTACGGTTCCACGAGGACCCTCAAAACTTGATAGGTCAAAGCCGGTGGTGGAATTGTCGCGCTTCGCCACCAAGTTAGCGATACCAGGGGCGATTGCTGTTGAGTAATTCTCGATGAAATCTTGTGCTCCAATAGCAGTTCTTGTGGCGAAGGTAGACATAGAGATGTCGCGAGTGCCATCTGAGAGGTTTGCGAACTTGCCGCCCTGCACAGAAGTTAGTCCAGTAACGAAGCGAGAATCAAACTTAAACTCAAAGTTGCTGTCCAAAAGTCCAGAAGCCACAAGCATCGCATTTCTATTCTCAAGGGTTGCTTGTCTTTCGTTAGAATCTATCCCGCTTTCAATAACGACAGTTCTGGTTGGGGTTTTGGTATTTGGCTCAAGCACAAACTTTTCTCCCAAAACAGAATCAGATGAGAGGTTCTCGTAGGTTTCCCTATTTGCTGCCAGGATAAAAACGCTTCCCTTTTTGTTTAGAGCTTCCGAAATTTTCTGGTTTGCTTTCAGGGTGGGCATGAACAAGATGTCTGTCCTTGTAATACTCAAAAGTCCATACTTGATTGATGAAGCTTGCTTGGTCGCTGCTTCCATAACTGGTGATTGAAGTATCTCAAGATCGTAATAAGCAGAACCACTTGTGTGATCTGCGTTGTATAGCGAATAATCAATCTCGTCATCGCCTGGGGAATACTTTACAATACGAAAGTTTCCTTCTGCCATTCTCTTTCTGCCGATGTCTGTTAGCACGGCGTCAAGAATGATGTCGCCAGAGTTATCTAAAAAG